TGTCGCTGACCGCCGCGCTCGTCCTGCTCGCGGCCGCGCTCGCGACGGCCTGCTGGCTGGCACTCAGATGAGCTGGCCCGCCGACGGCAAGCCCCGCTTCGTCGTCGTCGAGACCGTCGGCCACGCGCGGACCCGGCAGGGCGGCCGGCCGCTGCACTTGAGGGACGCCCCCGAGAGCCGCACCGTCGCCGTCCTCGACCGCGGCTGGGCACACCGCGTCGTCTACAAGATCCGCAGCGAGGACTTCGCCGCCGTTCGCCGCGAGACGGCCGTCGCCCGCGCGCAACAGCTCGCGCGTGAACGGTGCGAGCGGCTGAACGCGGAGACGCCGTGAGCGTCGTTGTCGGATGCGATTTGTCGAGTCGCGCCTTGGATCTCGTTGCCCTGAACGAGAGCGACGACTACGCCGAACACCACCGGATCAGCCTCGAGCTCGAGAAGAGCGCGACAGCCTGGCAGCGCACGCTGGCGCTCCCCGGCCTGATGCCCCCGGCCTCATCGTGGGACCAGGTCTACCTGGTCGCGATCGAGGCCCCGTACGGGCACGGGACGGGCACCGTCGCGATCCTGAACCGGATCGTCGGCGCCGTCGTCGCCTCCTTGCCCGGCTGGCTGCGGGAGCCGTACCGCTGCTGGATCGTTCGCCCCGACGAGTGGAAAGGCTCGCTCGGCTTGAAGGGGAAGCCGAGCGCCGAGGATGTCGCGGCGCTCGGCCTCGAGCTCACCGGCGACCATCCGGAGACGCAGGATGCGCGCGACGCGGCCTGTCTCGCCTACTACGCGCGCGAGCTGAACGCGCGCGCACTGAGCGCGTGAGCGCTCAGTCCTTCGTGAGCAGCTGCCGCACCGCCTGCCGAGAGACGCCGGCGACGCGGGCGATGTCCGCGTACGAGAACCCCGCCTCGAGCGCGCGGACAAGCGCCGCGCGGTACCGGTGCTCCGCGCGGCGCTTGGTTGCCACAGCTCGACGAACCTCGACGAGCGGGCTAGGCATAGACGTAGAAGAACGCGGGCTGACCGTACTGCGGGCAGAGCCAGACCCGCCGGTTCGGATAGCCGGCGCGGACCAGTACCTCCGAGGTCCACGCGTTCAGCTCGTCGGCAGGGATGTCGGCAGCGCCCGGATGCTCGATGTCGACGAGATCGCCGCTCGAGTCGAACCCGACCGTGATCCGGTCGAGCCGCGCAAGCGTGGAGCACGGCCAGCGGCAATCGCCGCGATGCGCCCAGTCGTACAGGGTCTCACCGTCGGCGCTGACGACGGTCCTGTTATCGCCACGGTGAACCGTTCCGAACGTGGTGCGAGTAACCAACACTTGAAAACCTCCGTTGTCGCTGGACTAGACGAACACCACAGTACACGCGACAACGAAGCTTGTCAAGACCGGAGGGGGCATATTCTGTGAGGCGGCCCGCCGCCGACCTCCGCGGACTAGACAACGCGCACAAGGCGGCGGGCCGATGACAGACGAGCTCTGGATCGAGATCCCCAACTGGGACCGCTTCCAGCACTACCGCGACCGCAACCCTCCCTGGGTCAAGATCTACACCCAGCTGCAGCATGACGAGACCTGGCTCAGCCTCACCGGCCACCAGCGCGGAGTGCTCGTAAGCCTCTGGCTCGAGTACGCGTCAAGTAACCGTCAACTCCGCGCCAACACCGCGTCACTCACGCGTCGGACCGGCCTCAGAGTCTCCTCAGCACAACTGAAAGCGCTCAACGATGCGGGTTTCATCAGGCTCGTTGCTAGCAAGCCGCTAGCAACACGCGTACGCACGCGAGAGACAGAGGCAGAGAAAGAAAAGTCAAGGTCAAGAGAAGCTAGATACGAAGAGCTCGAAACGCTCGGAAGGGAGTTTGAAACATGGACCCGACCATGACCTGGCCTGACCTGTATGAACGGGCGGTAAAGGCCTTTCAAGACACACCGAGCAGAGAGCTCGAAGCCCAGCTCGTCGAGGCCTACGAGCAGAGACCTGCCACCGTCACCGCCGCAGTCAGCGACGTGGCCGGCGGATTCGCGGCCGGAAGGATTCGGGCACCGTGGGCGTTCCTCGCGCGTGTCGTCGAAGAGAAGGCGCACGCGAACGTTGCCCCTTCTGGCAACGTGGAGCGCGACAAGCGCATCCAGCAGGCCGAGCAGTACATGCGCGCCGCAGGTCTCTACCTGGCAAGCGAGGATGAGCTGCGAGACGACCTCTTCGGTGACGCTGGCCGCTTACGAGCGTGGAAGGGCGACGGCGAGCTCGTGGCGCGCATGCTTGAGCTGTGGCGTTCGCTGCAGCCGGCAGCCGAGCGCGTCGAGGCGGAAGCGCTCGAGCGTGCCGAGAAGTGGAAGCGCGGCCGCGCTGCGCTGCAAGCGCCGCTCGTGCCAGCTGTGCCGCCGATCGACTGGCCTACGCGCAGGCCGACTACAAGCGTACGCTGACTCCGGCGTAACCATGCGGGCTTCTCGACCGTCTATGCAGCGCAAGCGCATATCCGCACCGAATCGCGGCGTTTATGCAAGCGCGACCACGCCCATGCGCGACCCTCGCTGCAGGCCGCCAGGGGGAGGGGGTGCAGGGGGGGCATCGCTGCTCGAGCCCGCGACCGTCGATGCGGGTCCCCCCCCGCTGCGCAAACCCCGGCATGGTTTGTTTTCTTGTCTGGCAACGGCTCGTGGACGCTGAGCAGCTCGTCCGCGCGGACCGCCGGCTCGCCGCCCTGGTCGTGTTGCTGCAGGGGTTCGATGATTTGCGTGATTCGTCGGGGCGCGGCGACGGGGACACCTACCGTGGTGGTGGCTTGCTGCTGCGCGATCACGAGCGTCATTGCTTGCTTTTGCAGCGTGGCAGCCGTTGTTCCTGTGTGCATTCGGGCCTTGATGAGCTGGAGCGGCTGCTCGGGTTGATGCGCCTCGACGAGCCGCGTCTTCGCTGGCACGTGGTCGCGTTCTTCGTCGACGCGCGGGAGCGTGGCCGTTGGGAGTGGCGCAAGCGCAAGGGGAGGCGGCACGCGGGGTTCGTCTATCGCCGCTGGCTGGAGCGGGATCCGCGCGCGAACAGGGAGCTCGCGGTCGCGGGGGCGCGCTGGCTGGCGGGCCGTTGGGGCCTCAGGGACCTGCGCGGCGAGCTGGTCGAGCCGTGGCTTGTGGCGCCGGGGCTTGACAGGGGGATGGTCGACAAGCTAGATTCCCGACATTCCGGCCTCGTGCGCTCTGTCGCAGGATCCAGGCTGTGAAACGCGCTGATTTGCAGGAGGTTTCGAAGCACCCGCGGGTGAAGTTGCCGCTGATCGAGGGTGACTGGCGCCGGCTGGAGGGGTTGTTGGCGGAGGGGATGGAGCCGTCGCAGGCGGCCGCGAGCTTCGGCCGCACGCTCAGTGATTTCCGCCGGCAGGACTATTACCGGCAGCGGCGGTTGTTGGAGTTGAGCCGGGAGGCGCGCGCGGATGTGGCCGACCGGGATCTGAGCGAGTGGGCGCATGCGCCGGATGCGTCGGACACGATCCGGGTCTACTGGCATCGCTATACGGCCAACGCGGCCGGGCGCGGGATCGAGCGGCAGCATCTGGAGATCGAGGTCGCCCCCAGGGGCGAGGATAGGAGCGCTTCGCTTGCCGACGTCGCCCGTGTCCTCCGAGCCGCAGGGGCCTTTGACGGCGGCGAGCCTCTTGAGCTCGAAGTGGCCGATGCTTCCGAGGCTGTGGCCGCATCTGAGCTCGGCGAGCGCGAAGCAGGCGGCGTTCCTGAGCCTTGACTGTCTGGAGGCCGGCTATGGCGGGGCGGCGGGGGGCGGCAAGTCGGACGCGATCCTGGCGGCGGCGTTGCAGTACGTGGACGTTCCCGGCTATGCGGCGCTGATCCTCCGGCGCAGCTTCAGTGATCTTGCTCTGCCGGGGGCGGCGATGGCGCGCTCGAAGGAGTGGCTGACCGGCAAGGCGCGCTGGTCGGAGCGGGAGAAGACGTGGTCGTTCCCGGCCCGCTCGTCGCTGACGTTCGGCTACCTGGAGGCCGAGGACGACGTCTACCGCTACCAGTCGTCGGAGTACCAGTTCATCGGCTTCGACGAGCTGACGCAGTTCTCGGAGGCGCAGTACCGGTACCTCTTCTCGCGGCTGAGAAGGGTGAGCGAGATCGAGGTGCCGCTCAGGATGCGCTGGGCGTCGAACCCGGGCGGGGTCGGGCACGGCTGGGTGAAGCGCCGCTTCATCGACGAGCCCGCCGACGGGGTCGTGTTCGTGCCGGCGCGGGTGGCCGACAACCCGGGCCTGGAGGCCGACGAGTATGTGAGGTCGTTGAGTCATCTGCCGGAGACGATCCGGCAGCAGCTTTTGGACGGCGACTGGGGCGCGTTCGAGGGGGCGGCGTTCCAGTTGACGGAGGACCATCTGGTCGAGCCGTTCGAGCTTCCGCAGGGCTGGCAGCGGTTCGAGTCGATGGACTACGGGTTGACGAACCCGACCTGTTTTCTGGCCTGGGCGGTCGACTACGACGGCAACCTGATCTCGTTCGGGTCGTTCTACCGGCCGGGGCTGCCGTCGGAGACGGCCCCGATCGTGTTGAAGCTGCGCCAGTTGTGGCGGACGTCGGTCTGCTGGGGCGACCCGGCGTCGCTCGCCGCCCCGACCTCGACGGTGAACCGGTTCGGGTCGCCGCTCACGATCGAGCAGGAGTTCTCAGACCACGGTCTTGCGATCGCCAGGGCAAACAACGAGCCGCGCGCCGGCTACACCCGGCTGCGCGAGCTTCTGCGTTTGGACCCGTCGCGGCGCTTCCCGGACTGGCATCCGAAGCGGGGCCAGGCGGGGGCGCCCAGATGGTTCATCGTCGAGCGCCAGTGCCCCGAGCTCGTCGAGCAGTTGAAGACCGCCCCTTTGCAGCCGGTCGACAAGCGCTGGGCGGGCGAGATGATCGACCCGCACTGGGAGGGCGCGCACGGGCACGCGCTCGCGGCCGCCCGCTACGGGGCGATGTCGCGGCCGCAGCCGGCGGAGGCGCCGCCGGACCCGCTCGAGACGGAGGCCGACCGGATCAAGTGGCTGCAGCAGCAGGCGCTGAAGCGCTGGACGGCCCCGCGCGACGGGCGGACGGCGGCCTACCAGCTCTAGAAGGGGGAAGGGTGAGCGTCGAATACGTCAAGTCGGAGCACGGCAGCGAGGGCCATCTCGCCCAGTTCCCGTCGATGTGTCTGTGCGGGTCGCAGAAGGGGCCGATCGTCGACACCTACATGGACAAGCCCGGCTACGGCCGCGTCTACCTGTGCCGGCTCTGCGCGACGAGGGCGGCGCGCGCGTTCGGCCTGATCAAGGGTGAGGAGCACACGAAGATCCTGGAGGCGGCCGACCTGCTCGCGCAGGCGGAGACGGAGATCTCCCAGCGCCAGCAGCTGATCGAGCGGCTGACGAAGAGCCTGGCCGACCGCGAGCAGAAGATCGCCGGCCAGAACGCCTACATCGAGACGTTGAGCAACGACGTCACCCAGATGCGGCACCTTGCCGGGCTCGTGGCATCGACAGCGAAGGAGATGGTGCAGGTATGAGCGAGCGCAACCTGGAGACGTTCTACGAGTCGCGCGTGAAGCTGCAGGAGCGTGACCCGGAGCAGCTGGGCCGCGGCCTGCCGGTGGGGTCGATCAAGGATGTGACCTGGGTGCATCAGCGCTACGCGCTCACGCACGGCTACAACTCGGTGCTGGAGCTCGCGATCGACGAGCTCGCCGCCGAGATCAACGAGCTCAAGCAGCGGCTGGACGCGCTTGAGACCGACCTGGAGCAGGTGGGCCAGATCGATGCCGGCGGTTAACCCGCTCCCGGCTGCGAGCTACCAGGTCTGGGTGGTCACCCCTCTGGGCGCGAAGATCGAGCAGGTCGGCGGCTCCTACGACGACCCGTCGGCGGTCGCGATCGCCTGCACCGCCTGGCAGGCGGTGCACGT